ATCCATCTATGATTTCTTGTGCTGTAGGTCTACGTTTCTTAAAGTCGTATACACACTCAAAACGCTGGGGGCATTGCCTGTATGCAGCCCCATACTCATACTTAGGTATTAAAGGCGTAGGGTAGAACGTAGCAGACGATCCGTTAGGTCCACGATACCAGCACTGTTGTACACCCATTATAGCTATACGTTTCCACAGCTTACAGATAACCATCTTAGGCTCTTTAGCCTCTGACACCCCTACAGTAAAAATTAAGAGTGCCGACAACAATAATGCTTTTACCACGAACCTGTACCTAACCCAATTAAATATACTCCGCCAAAGACAACAAGTAAGATACCTAGAGACAAGGCAAACATGCCTAAGTTATTAACCATCTCTTTCTTAGCTTCCATTGCCCTGTAGACAGTCTCTTCACGTTCTTTTCTGATCTGCCTTCTTAACTTAATCATTTCGTCCCAAGTATTAGGACCAAAACGCATATTCAATAAGAACATTAACTCTTTCTGCTGAGCCGCTAGTTTCTTTTTATGTACGATTATGTCAAAGGCTTCCTTCTCTATACTATCACCAGCGGTTAGCTTCTGTATAGTTGAAGGTGTCTTTCTTTGTTGCTCAGCTTTAGCAAGATCAGAGGCGGCTCCAAACCACTCCCCTAGCTGCCCCATAACGTCTTCTATCTCTCTGCCATGTTGCACTAGCTTCTTAGTCATAGTGAAGGCAGCAGTACAGGCTGATATGGCCGTTATGGGGTCTAGCATTAGTCTTTCTCCATTACCACTAGCATCCTTTCAAGGGACTCTTTAATTCCCTTTATGTTCTCTTCTATCTTACCTAACTGAACGGCTTGGGTAACTGAGGATGTTTCAACAGCCTTAACATCAGCACTTATTCTAACTATAGATGACGAGTTAGCATCTACGTCTGCCCTCATCTGTGATATACTCCAAACTATCATTGCAGCTTGTAGTACTAAGGCAAACAACAAACTTGCCGATATATTTTTACCCATTACAAAGCACTCTTCTACCCCCCTAGTCACAGGGGTAGGCTTTCCAGTCTAGCTGAAAATGAGGACCGTCCGGGAACTTCTTCCAATCGCCACCCCAAACAATTTTAATATCTAACTCCTTGGCAGCAGCTTTCATAGCATCACCAATAGGGTAGAACTCGTCCCACTCCCACGACACAGGATAAGGTACAACATCTACTGCATGTCCTGTCAGATGACGAGACTTAAGTGTAGTTGACTTGCCTGTCTTCTTAAGCATACGCTGACGTTCAATGTTACGAACACCCTCAGTTACACTAAAGTCCTTTTCACTAATCTCTAACGCTCTTGTAACAACAGCAACCATGTCAGGATGTACCCCAGACAAGTTCTGCTTACTTCGTAGTCCTAGTTTGTATCCCATTGGTTGCTCCTTAAGATGGTTTAGTGGGCCAAGTGACGTCAGGAAAATCGGCTTGTTGCGGGACGTCCCGTAGAAGTTGTCTATATGTTGCCCATGCAGACTTATCTACAGGAGAGTCATCAACCTGTGTCCAATCTGAAGTACTCAACAGCCTATTACGTTTTGCACGGGCTAAAACCTCTGGTGCAGTAGGTTCAGGTTCTGGATCAATCTCTACAACGGGTATAGTTTCTACAACCCACTCTGTACCACCCCACCTAGCAAGTTGTGTGTCAGTTACTGTTGGTGGTGCGGTCTCTACACAACCCGCTGGGATAAGCCAATTAGTGCCATCCAAAGGGTCTTGGTCTGCTACTGTGTTGCCTACGTAGACACCGTTTAAATCTGTTTGATATACGTTCATATCTGTGTCCCCTTAGTATTTAATGCAAGCCAAAAGTGCTATGTTGCGAGGTCGATTTTCGCTGCTGTTGCTTGTGCCGCCCCTATTGCCCAAAATGGTGGAAAGATTGCCGTACTGGACGTCTGCGGGGCTTCGAACAACTAGCGCACCAGTCCCACCCCCGTATCCTTGGTGAAGCGGGTAATTTGAGGTTATGTGATTGTGCTGCTCCATCTGATCTGCCTGCGCCGAACCAAATGCCCGACTTCCATCAACGCCACGGCTGTCATCCCAGCCACGCATGAACTCACCACGCAGGTCAGGGACATTAAAAGTGGAAGAACCATCACCCACACCGAATGTAGTGCCTATCGCCGCAAATAAATCAGAGTAGGTTGTCCTTGATACAGCCGCACCGTTAGCTTTGATGAAGTCTGTGGGGGGTGTGTTAGCTGCATGATATATAACTGTACCTGTAGGAACACCAGCGGGTACTGCAGGGGCCGCCCAAGCTATGTCTGTTCCGTCACTCGTAAGAACTGTAGCAGCGGCACCCTTAGCTAGTCTTGATGTAACGCCAGAAGCATTACCATAAATAAGAGAGCCTCTCGTAATAGCATCAAGTTGGTTAATCTCTGTACCTGATGCAGTAATAGTAGTAGCACCAAGAGTTAACCCTTGCGTGGTAATGGACAACACATTGTTGTTACCCTGATCTAATATGCAGATAGGCACCCAAGCGTTATTAGCCTCATTACGCAACTTAAGGGTATTAGTGTCAGTTTCATACCACCACTGATTGGCGTATGTAGTAGTGGGTTCTGCATCACCAGAAGAGTTAGAAGCTAGTGCTGCAAGAGCATTATTTAAGTCTGTCCTAGTAGCAGGGAAACTCTGATTAGCAATGTTAAAGTCATGTTGCGACATTACGTTAGTTCCTTTCCGTAGCCCTTAGCTACATAGTCTAGGGTCACTGCATTGGTGCTTGCTGATCCCCCAGTAAAAGTGTTAATAGTAAACCCAGTTCGGGTCTTGCTTGTTATTGTATATCTGTCACCATCAGTTAAGTTAGCTAAGGATAGTCCTATAGCTGGTGTAGCTGCAAAGGCATCATCAAAGGTAACATTAGTTGTTCCTGTAAATGTTATGTCATTACCAGAAGTAGTCCTATCCTGCATATCTATTGTTGCCGACAAAGCACTTACAACAGGGGTAACATTAGTATCTGTTGATGTCATAACTAACCTAAACTCAAAGGCTCTTGCGGATATATCAGATACAGAGAATGCTTGCCAATCAGACCATGTGGGCGTACCTGTAGGATCATCGTCTGTATGCCTTAACTGTAGGGAAACAGATGTGTCCCCAAAGGCTGTAGGGTCTCCATCAAATACACCTGATCTAGCATCGAAGTTACCTGTAGCACTGTCAAATAGGTCTGTCCTATCAAACCTTATACTGGTAAATGAGAAGTTTAAGCGGCTTGTATACTTTTGACCTAAGTCAAGGTCATTGCTAAAGTAGTATATTCCAGAAGATGCGTAACCTGTAAAGTCATCAAATAATCCAGACCTATCATCAAAGTTACCCGTAGCATCATCAAACAGGGGTATTGTAGCTAACTCTAAGCTGTCATCATCATTTATTACCACATTAGATTTAACACCAGCAAAGGATGGGTTCTCTGTTAGTGTGGCTACAACATTAAGGTCTCCAATACCTATAGAGGTAACGACGAATACAGCAGGGTTATCAGACTCATTAGCACCGCTTGTAGTCTCATCTACAGCCTTAATGAAGTATGTACCTACACCAGCACTCTGTATGGCAAGGTTACTACTGCCAACAGGAACTTGTGCTATGTTTTCAGCTTCTGAATAGACTGCACCGCTAGTTAAGTGGGAGTACCTGATGATATAGTGGGCTAAGTCTAAGTCGGTAACTGGTGTCCAAGTTAAGAACAAGTTACTGCCTACTACGTTACCATCAAAGTTAGTTACATCTGCTGGTGGCGCACCTAGTGCTTCTACAAAGTAGTTACTTATAGTGTTGTATGCCCCATGAACACCAAGGGAGTTAGTGGCCCTAGCCCTTATGTCATAGAAGTCATCCTCTACGCCAACAACTTCAACCCTATCTGTACCCACAAAGGCACCCATAGTTGCTATAGCTGTAAAGTTAGTTGCACCTGTCTTTCTGAATTGTACCTCTGCTGTATCCATAATGTTGCTTGTGTTGTTTATATCAAGCAGTAGGACACCAAGGGTCTTACCTTTAACTCTCCTGAGTTCAGTACTGATGTTTATGCCAAGTTCAGGGACTGTGAAAGGAGACAACAAAGTAGTATTATCTCTTTCGTAGACTATACCATCGTCAACCTCATCAAAGACACTAGATGAAATCTCCCTAAGCACCATGTTCACTTGTAAGTCGTACTCGTCCACAGAGGCAAAGTTCCAAGACATAACCTCAAACTCTTTGTTAGTCCAACCAAGTCTAGTGTTAGTTAGGGTTATGTTGTCACCTGTCTGTACTTGGAAAGCCCTAAGACCAAAGGACGCCTCAACAGTAAGCTGCTGCCTATTCCTTTCTAGGACTATCCTAGCTATTCTTCTAGCCTCTATAGAGTTGTCAGTAAAAGTAAGGTCTAGGTCTAGTGAAGATTCTTGACCACCATCAGCAGTAACAAAGGCAGCATTAGTTACAGGTGGGAAGTCTGTTACTTGCCAATTACTTTCGTCACCTCTAAACGTACCATTAACATTGTTGAAGTTGTCCCTACGGGAGTTCCTAGTAGCTAGGCTTATTCCTGACCTAAGATCGTTCTCATCAAAGTTAACTGAAGCAGCAGTCCACGCAGCGGCTTTAACCTTCCATGCACCTTGGTTATACCACAGGGTAGCACCCATAGAAGTTATGGCATCTTGCAAGAAGTCTACAGGTGTAGACCCCGTAGTGAAAGCACCATTCATTGTGTAACGTGTTGTACCAGCATCTGTGTTAGTCTGGTCACAGATATTAGCAGCAGTAGTAAAAGTTGTGTCATCTATGTTGGCAGAGGCTTCTCCCAAGCCATAACCAGTACTCGCAAGATAGTCTCTTATGCACAGTGCAGGATTATCAGACCAAACAGTTGTTGTGGTTCTTGGGTCGTATACTTTCTTACCTTTTATCACAGAAGTAATCTCAGGGACACCATTAGGGAAAGCATCTGCATCGTATGTAAACTTACAGTACAAATAAGCAATACCACGAAGTCTATGGTTCCCTGTCCAACCAGACACAGCACTAACTAAACTACTGTCGGCAGCTTGATCTGCTGTACCTAAGTGTTCTTTGATTGTTACTAGGCCACTGTAACGACTAGGAGAGGTAACATTACCACTACCGTCTATAGTTGCTACTTCATCATTAATGTATATCTGCTCAAAAGACTCTATCTCATGTCCAGCAAAGGCTAACACTCTGTGTAGTCGTATATTGTCTGCACCTGTAGTAGCATCAAACACCCGTACTGGGCCAACTCTCATTTTACCATATATAACTTGATGGTCTAATGCAGCCCCTGTCTGTGTTACGTTATAACCCCTATTACTCTTATTACCCCCACCAAATGTAGGTGCAGTAGGGGTCGGAGCCAAGGACCTCATAATTAGGCTTGTAACAACAGACATAACTACATAACGAAATACTGCCGACTGAATTACAACACCAGCGGCGGCTGTAAAACCCCCTACAGCATAAGCAGCACTTACAACAGCCATTAAGAGTGACCCCCTATGTACTTAGAGTAAAGTTTTTCTGTAGGCGTAAAGCCCAGCCTCTCAAGTATTATGTCAAACGGGCTGTGTACCTTAGTATTCATAACCATAACTGATACCCCATCTTTCTTTAGATACTTTTCTGCAAACTTTATTAACTTAACACCTGTCATACCTTTACGGTAATCTGGATGGAGGTATATTATGTCATTAGAAGCAAACACATGGTCTTTGTAGTGTATGTTGTTGCCAAGCAAGACTACAAGATAACCAACTAGCTTTCCAGAACTTCTGGCGGTAAATATAGTAAGCCTACCTGAATCTTCTAGTAAGTCATAAGCGTCCCAATCTGGGTTTAGCTTAATGCGATCTTTGTTAATGGCTATCTCTTCCCAGTGTCTTTCTATCAAGGGGATACACTCATCCTTAACTTGGCACAGAAACTCTTGCTGAAAACTAACCAACAGACCTCCCCCAGACTATTTCTTTATCTTGTAGGTCTTCTACAAAGTCTAAGCCAAGATCACCAACATATACAGACTTTTGATACGCAGAAGTATATCTAGCAATACGAGGTCTCTCTAGGTCTATTAGCCTATTCTCTACAGTTAACTCAATAGCGGCTTCATCTGCACTTTCAGATATATTCATCTGATCCATGTAACCAGAGAATAACTGTGTTAGCGCAGTTTCATCAGAGGTTATACCAAGGTAGATATTGCACACACGCCCCTGATAAGGCTCTGCAAGGGCTAGAGAAAGTATATCTGTTGTTATACCACTAAAAGTTAGTGTAGCACCCTTAACAGCTAAATCTGAACCCTCTTCTATAGCGGAGATAGCTAGAAGGTTTCCTGTTCCAACCCAAGTATTACCACCGTAGGAAAGGTCTCCTGCGCCTGTCCAGAACCTAAGTTCGTTAGGACTATCAAAGAGTAGTTCTACAGCAAAGAAAGGGTTAATGACATCATCGTCTAGGGCATTAAGTACTACCGAGGGGATAGTTCTACTCATTATACAATTACCTCTACAGCCTCAAAGGAGATACCATAGGTACTAGAGTTACCTATCTGCCAATCCTGTACGTTACTTGTTAGCCTAAAGACACCCTTAGCGTTGTCTACAACTACAGCAGCACTAGAATAGGTAGCTTTAAGATTAGGCCATATATCCACTGATCCTGTAGTAGAAATATCTGCTAAGACCTTGTGTAGCCTAGCTGTAGATGAGGCACCTAGTTGTATGTAGTCACCAGCTTTAAGTGTTCCACCATTACTAAGAGTTAAAGTAACAGAGGAAGCACCAGCAGTACCCGTTGCTACTATGTCAC